GCTGCGCTCGATGGCGTCTCCGCCACGTTCAACGGGCAGCCGGTCACCCTGTCGGCGAAACCGGTGCAGCCGCACCCGATCGCGGTATGGGACGTGTGGCCGACGTGGCAGACCGCCCGGCCGGTGACGATGTGCCTGGCGGAATCCGACTGGCAGACATGCGTCGCGCTGCCAGGTGGTGATCCGATGTCAACGGTGGCGGCCGGGGATGCCCTGATCGACCCGGTCGCCACCGCCCTGGCCGCATATCAGATCACGACCATCGCGCCGGGGCAGGTGATCGTCGCCGAGAGCGGCAACGTCCCGGTACTGATCTTCAACGTGACGATTTAGGAGAAGAGGAGACATGGCCGGCACCGCTACGAAACTCGGGCCCGGTGAGCTCACCATCGGTAGCACCGCACCCGACATGTTGGACCTGTCGTGCCAGTTGTCGGCCGCCAAGGTCGAGTGGTCCAAGGACAAGGAAGATGACATCGCGACCCTGTGCGGGGACACCCTCGCCGGCGCCGCGAACTACACCGCGAAGCTCACCGGGACGGTCCTGCTGGATCTGTCCGACGGCGGAATGGTCGATTTCACGTGGGACAACAAGGGCAACAGTTTCTCGTTCGTGTTCACCCCGAACACCGCCGCCGGGAAGTCCGTCACCGGCACCCTGACCGTCGACCCCCTCGACGTCGGCGGCGATGAGGTCAAGAAGAACATGTCCGTTGATTTCGAGTGGGACATCGTCGGTGACCCGGTATGGGGGACCAGCCCCGTCATGACCGGCACCGCCCGGGAACGCGTCGCGGCATGACCGCCGCGGTGGTGGTGATCGGCGATCGGCGGCTGCGGGTGACGATGGCCGCCGCCGAACCGAATCAGCGGATCGCCGTCCGGATGGCCAACGCGTCGAGGGGCCGGGCGCCGCGTCGCACCGGGCGTCTCGCCGGATCGACCCGCCCCGTGTGGGACCGCGCCACCGCCGCGGTCACCGCCGGCGGTCCCGGCATCCCCTACGCCGGCGTCATCCACTGGGGGTGGCCGGCCCGCAACATCCGCCCCCAGCCCTGGCTGGCGGAAACCCTGCAGGAATACCAGTCCGCGGCGGTCGCCGCGATCGACGAACGCGTCACCCACATCGTGTCCACGATCCACGGAGCGACCTGACATGAGCGAACAGAAGCTGACCGCGCCCCGGTTCCGCCTGTACATGCAGGACGGCACGCAACATGAGGTGGATGTCGCCAATGCGGACATGGTCGCGTTCGACAGGGAACGGGCCCGGCACCGCGACTGGCCCACCATGACCGACGGGGTGTTCTTCTTCCAGAACTACGTCTGCTGGCACGCCGTGGGCCGCCTCGGTCTGCTGCAGTTGTCCCTGGGCCAGTTCGAGAAGGACGTTCTGCAGATTCAACCGATCCAGGACACCGAGGAGGATGACGACGTGGACCCTACCCCGCCGGATCCCGTGCCCGGATGGTCGTCGCCATAGCACTGGCCACCGCGACCGCTCCGGCGGCGTGGTGGGACGAGGATGACGCCACCATCGCCACCGCCCTGGAGCTCCTCAACGAACAGCAGGACCGATGATGCCTGGCACCACACTGATCATCAAGGTGATCGCGGACACCGCGCAGGCCGCCGCGGCGCTCAACGCCACCGCCGCCACCACTGGCCGGTTCGCCGCCGGGGTCCGTAGGGCGGCGATACCGGCCGCCGCCCTCGGTGTCGCGGCGCTCGTCGGCGCCGTCGGGGTCACCCGCGCGGCATCCCGGCAGCAGCAGGCGATGCGGGCCGTCGATTCCGTGTTCGGTAAATCCGCGGGCGTCGTCAAATCGTGGGCCGCCAACGCCGCCGACAGTGTCGGTCTGGCCGCATCCGAATATGCGACGGCGGCGTCGCTGATCGGATCGCAGCTGGGCAACCTGGGCCTGCCCCAGGATCAGGTCCTGAGCAAGACCAAGAATCTGATCAAGATGGGCGCTGACCTCGCCGCGACCTACGGCGGCAGCACGCAGCAGGCGGTGCAGGCACTGTCAGCTACCCTGCGCGGCGAATACGACCCCATCGAGCGCTACGGCGTCACGGTGAAACAGTCCGACGTGAACGCCCGGCTGCTGGCCGAGGGGCACGCCAAGCTCACCGGGAAACAACTGAAAGCGGCCCGGGTCGCCGCTACCCTGGCGCTGCTGCAGCAGAACGCCGCCAAGACGGCGGACCAGTTCGCCAAGAATTCCGACACCCTCGCGGTGTCGCAGCAGAAAGCCGCGGCGAAATTCGAGGACACCAAGGCCGCGATCGGGCAGGCGCTGCTGCCCGCGATGACCGCTCTCACGTCCATCATGGCCGGGGTCGCCGAATGGGCAGGGAAACACCCGAAACTGTTCGCCGCGATCATCGTCGCGGTGCTGGCCCTCGCCGCTGCCGTCCTGATCCTTAACGTCGCCCTGGCCATCACCACGGCATTGGCCGCGCCGCTGGTCCTGCCGATCCTGGCCATCGTCGCCGGCGTCGCCCTGTTCGTCGCCGCCGTCGTTCTGGCCTGGAAACGCAGCGAGACATTCCGCAACGTGGTCCTGGCAGCATGGGCCGCGATCAAAGCTGGTGCCGCGAAATTGTGGGCCGTGGTCCAGAACATCTTTCGGAATCAGATCGTCCCCCTGTGGAACACCGTCAAGGCCGCAGCAGGTGAGATCGCCGCCGCGATCGGCGCCGCGTGGCAGGACCTGCAGCCCACATTCCAGGAGGTCTGGGCCGTCGTCCAGAAAGTGTTCGGGTTCATCGTCGGCTATTACCGGGTGTTGTGGAACGTCACCGGCGTGGTCGTCAAGGCCATCATCGCCGCCTGGCGTTTCCTGACACCGAGCATCGGCACGGTCGTCGCCGTCATCAAGGTCCTGATCCAGGCGATCGTGGCCGCCATCATCATCATGTGGGCGCATTTCAAGAACGTCATCGCGGGGATCGTCGCGATCTGGAATCTCCTGCGCGCGGCGGTCACGGCCGTCGTCGGTGTGGTCATCGGCTATTTCCGGTTCCTCGCCGCCAACGCCCGCGCGCTCTGGAACGCCATCGTCGCCGCGGGCCGCGGCATCATCGGCATCTGGGTCGCCATCCGCAACGGCGTCGCCTCGGCCGTGAATTTCCTGCGTACCACCGTGTTCGGTGCGCTCAAGACCGCCGTCAACACCCTGGCGTCGGCATTCGCCACCGCGAAGAACGCCATTCTCGTCGCGTTCCGGCTGGTGCAGTCCGGCATCGCCACCATCATCGGCGGTATCCGTAGCCTGTTCACGAACGCGAAAACGACCGCCCTGGACTGGCTCGTCAACGCGTTCCGCACCGCGAAAGACACGATCGTCGGGATCTTCAACAGCATTTCCAGTGCGATCTCCGGAACCATCGACACGATCAAGAACATGATCCAGGGCCTCATCGACAAGCTGCATAGCATCCCCGGCGTCAAATCGATCCTCGGCGCCGTCGGGCTGTCTGCCGCGCCCGCCGCCGCGGCGGTGCCGCCGGCGCCGATGCCCCGGGCCGCCACCACCCGGGCAAGATCAACATCAACGGACCCGCGCTCGTCGGCCAACCCCCTGGCCGGTGCGACGTTCCAGTTGGTCCTCGACGGTCAGGTGGTGGAACGGGCCGTCACGAAGGTCACGGTGGCCCAGAATCGGGTGTTGGCGCGGCGGATCCTGTCCGGACGGCCGGCGCAATGACCACCACCCCGGGCGCGCCGACGGCCACCGGGCACACCGACGCGCTCCCATGCCCCCGGGTGGATGTGGTCCTGACGCCCCCGGGCGGTGTGGCGACCGTGACGGTCAACCGCAACTCGACCGACGGGAAGGTGCCGGTACGCGCCGCGGTGCGGCGCCCGGTTAGCGGCGGCCCGCTGATAGTCACCGATTTCGAGGCCCCGTTCGGCGTCCCGCTGACCTATTCGGTGATCGCCTACGACGTCGGTGGTGTCCCGTCGACCGAATCCGCCGTGTCGAACACGGTCACTCTGAACGTGGCGACCGGCTGCCCGTGGGCGATCGACCCGTCGAACCCGTCCATGGCGATGCAGTGGACCGCCCTGGAGTGGCCCAGCCGCGAATACGAGCGGGAAATGTCGCCGCTGTGGCCGATGATCGCCGACCAGGCCATCGTGATCACCGGCCGCCGCCGGCAACCAGCCTCGACCATCGAGGTCCTGACCCGCACCGCCGGCGAGGCGTTGACCATCCGGGCGCTGGCCGACACTCCGGTGATCCAGCTGCGCACCCCGACGTCGTGGGTGTGGCGGGGCGGGTACTTCGCCATCGGGGACCTGACCGAAACGGCGCTGTATTTCGATCCGACCAGCGCCGACATGCAGTGGACCACCGAGCTGATCCCGACCGCCCGGCCCGACCCGGCCCTGTTCTACCCCGTCTACACCTGGCAGGACGTCAAGGATTTCTACACCAGCTGGGCGGCGCTGATCACCGCGAAAGCGACCTGGCTGGAAGTCCAACGCAACCCCGACCCCGGGGCATAGCCGTGGCGCTCCTGCCGGTCTCGGCGACGTTCGCCGCAGCCGTCCGCAGCTCCCACCAGATCGTCATCCGCGCCGACGTCTGGTATGGCGGCCAGATGATCGCCGGTGATGTCCCGGTGACGGGCGGCACGCTCACCATCGACGACGACGCCGACATCCGCAGCAGCGGCACCGTCACCGTCGCCGACGCCGCCGGGGCATGGGTGCCGGTCATCGGGCAGGAGGCCACCCGCATCACTCCGTGGGGGCATGAGATCCAGCTCCGCTACGGCGTCGTGCTCCCGTCGGGCGGCACGGAGTACGTGTCGCTGGGGTGGTTCCGGATCCAGACCGTCAAGGTCGACGAGCGGTGGCGCGTCGACCCGACCGGTGCATGGATGTCCGGCGGCGCTGAAATCGAAATCGAGATCGTCGACCGGATGGCCGTCGTCGACGATTCCCGGTTCCTGACGATCTCCCAACCACCTGCCGCCGCGAAATGCCTCGCCGAGATCCGACGCCTGTGTGCCGGGCTGGTGCCCATCGCCGCCTGGCCGGTCATCACCGACCCGAACGTGCCGTCCGATGTGATCTATGACGAGAACCGCATGGCGGCGATCAAGTCCCTGGCCGGGGTCGCCGGCGTGAAAGTGTTCATGGATCGGGCTGGAAATCTTGCCATCCGGCAACTGGCCGTCACGACCGGCGGGGACATCACGTTCACCGGCGCCGCCGACGGCGGGCTGATCTCCGTTGCGGAGGAGTACGCCCGCGACGGCATGTATAACGCCGTGGTCGCCAGGGGCGAACAGGACACCGACGCGGCGCCGGTGCAGGGGATCGCGTATGACACCGACCCGGCGTCGCCGACCCGGTGGGACGGGCCGTTCCGTCGGGTCCCCGCGTTCTACGCCTCACCGATGATCACCACCGTGGCGCAGGCCCAGGCCGCGGCGACGACCCGGCTGGCGACCTATCTGAAATCCCGGCAGCAGGACCTCACGATCGAGATCCTTCCGAACCCGGCGATGGATCCCGGCCTGACCACCGTCACGGTCGTCACCCCGCGGCGCAGCGTCACCGGCCGCCTCCGCCGCCTGACACTGCCGCTGGGCGCCGACGGCGCCGCCACCGCCACCGTCCAGGTCGCGCCCAGCGCACCGACACGATAGGGAAGGAGCCGGGATGCCTGTCGACCTGGCCGCGGTACTGGCCCCGAAACCGTCATCGGCTGCCAGCCTGCGCACCGGCGTCGTCACCGCGCTCCTGACCGGCACCCGGGTGCAGGTCAACGTCAACGGCGCGAACGTGTCCATGCGCCGCGGCCTGCATTTCACACCCGCCGTCGGCGACGTGGTCCTGGTCGCCACCACCGACATCGGCGAAGCCTGGGCGATCATGGCCCTGGCCACCGGCACCGCCCCGACACCCGTCCCCACGCCCCCAGCTGCCCCGGCTGGTGGGTCGATCACCTGGCCCGCGCAGGACGCCGGCACCTGGCGCGGAGGCCGACGCATCGACCGCACCGACGTCATATCCGGCGACGACGACGGATCCGGCGTCAACAGGGGGGCATGGTTCTACGGCGACGCGATCGCCGCCACTATGACCGGACTGGCCCTGACCACCGCACAGATATTCATCGACCGCCGCGGCGGGACACCCGCCGACCCCGCCAACATCAGCGTGTATCTGCATAACTCGAAAACCGCCCCGACAACCGACCCGACATCGGTGGCCGGGCCCACTGTCATCGGCACGGTCGCGGTCGGCGCCGCGGCATGGCTGCCCGTGCCGATCGCCTGGATTAATCAGATCATCGCCGGGACCGCCGCCGGCCTCGGCATTTATACCGCCACCGCGGCCCCGTTCGTGGCCCTGGCCTCCCTGGCGCAGTCGGGCCAGACCGGCGCCCTGAATATCACCTGGGTATGAGGAGACGACGACCATGGGCAGCACCCCCTATTACGGGATTCCATATCCGGACTCCACGAATGCGCCGGACGGCCCGACGCAGATGAAAGCCATCGGCGACAAGGTCGAGGCGCTGCTGAAATCCGGTTTCACCATGCCATCCGGGGATCTCGTCATCGGCGATATAGCCGACACGACGCAACGGTGGCTGCGGCTGAAACGGACCGATACCGGTAGCCAATACGACTGCTATATCGGTGTGCCTGCCGGCGCCGGCGGCGGATTGATATTCGAGGTCTATAAGGCCGGCGCCACAACGGTCGGCCTGATCCTGCGCCCCAACGGTGTGATCCAGCAGCAGTTCGGGGGGCAGTGGCGACCGATCCCGTTCGCCTCATTCTCGGCCAATCAGAGCATCCCGACCGGCGGGGGCGGCGCATCCATCACACTGCCGGCGGGCCGGTTCACCGCATCGCCGACATGTTCGGCCAACCTGTACGGGTCGACGACCTACCACGCCAACGTGGCGATCATCAGCACCACATCGGTCAACGTCGTGACCAACGCCGCGTCGGCGGCGGCCTGCGATGTGATGTGTTTCCAGATGACACCCACCGGTGTGGGCCTGCGGCAGAACGCGGCACCGCCGCTGCCCAAGACCGCCGTGACGCGTACCGCGACCTGTCAGGTCGAGGGATGCGAGAACGCCGGCGAGGCCCTGGAGGTCATCTCGATCACCGACGAAACGCTGATCGTCTGCGGCGTCTGCGGCACCGACATCGCCGACGTCGCCGGCGGCACCGCAGCCGCCCGCCGTAAGGCATCCCGTAAGGGCGACGATGTCAGTTCCGGAGGTTCCGGATCTGCGGGCCTGTGAGTCTGCCCCGCGGGGCAAACAGCACCCGACCCACCATCAGCTACATCGAGATAGCTGGACATTTCCGGCAGTTGTACGGGTGACGATGTCCGGGTATCGTGCGTTTCCGCAGGTCAGGACCGTCCAGAAACTGGATTACAACAATCCGGTCATGGTGACCGCTGACCTGCGGAAATAGGGTCGACACCCGTCCGAGGGGCATGGGGGATGCACTCCGAGGGGCAGATTCGGTGATCCGGTCGCGTAACCCGTGACGGCGCCGGTCGTGTTGGCCTGTCCAGCAGGCACACATGACAGGAGCCCCCCGATATGGCGAAACGCAGCCCGGCGACCCTCGAGATCCGGCGCAACAGCGACGGCACGACCACCTACCGGGTCAGATGGTCCGAACGTGACCGCGTCGCCCTGGCCGCGGGAAAACCGCGACGACCCACGTACACGTTCAACACCCGCGAGCTCGGCGACGCCAAGGCCCTGGCCTTCGCCCAGCGGCTACAGGCCCTGGTCACGGCCAACGGCGGCGCGACACCGACGCACGACCAGTTCATCGCCTGCGGCCTGGGCTGGAAATCCTCCGCTGAGGCCCGACCCGCTCCATCGCCGGCACCATCGCCCAGCCGGTCCCACGTCACGGTCGCGGATGCCTGTTGGCGGTATCTGACCTGGAAACAGGGATCGGTGCGCCCGCTCAGCGAAGGAAGTCTCCGAAAGCATCAGTCGACCATTCGGCGCTATATCGAGCCGACGGCACTGGGCAGCGCCAACGTCGCCGATATCCGGACCGGAATCCAGACCGACCGCCAACCCCCGGCGCCCGATACATGTCTGGGCTGGCAGGCCCAATTAATGCGTAGCCCCTTGCTGAACGTAAACACCATCGCGGATAAACGGACATTCCTATCATCGGTATTCACCTGGGCATGTACCGAGAACTCGGGCACGCCACCGTTGCGTATAGCGCCCAATCCGCTACGTGGAATGCAGATACCGCGGGCACTTGGCCGCAGGCGCCGGGAGTTCCTGCGAAATCCGACCGAAGTCGC